ATCGACGACTTTGATGATGTTGAGCCTGTGGCTGATATGGACGACTTCATGTAAACTAATTGGGCGGCGCTTCGGTGCCGCCCTTTCTCTAATATAGGTGGGCCACTCCCATGCTGATTTTTGATATTGAAATTTACAAAAACTACTTTCTGGCCAGCTTTATGAATGGCGAGGGGAAGGTTGCGCACTGCGAAATGCGCAATGACGACAAGCTAGATGTTGTGAAGCTGTCGCGCCTCATGCGTGACAACGTGACATTGGGTTTCAATTCAAATTCGTTTGATGTTTACCTTGTCGCCGCCGCGTTGCAGAACAGATCATGTGCCGAGCTAAAACGTCTGAGCAATGAGATAATCAAATCGCGCCTGCCAAGCTGGAAAGTTGCAAATGTGCAAATTCCGAGGCAGTGGGACACGATCGACATCATTGACGTACTGCCCGGCCAAGCATCGCTAAAGGTCTATGGCGCACGGATCAATCAACCAAAGCTACAGGACTTACCCTATCCGCACGACGCCGAATTGACCGAGGCGCAGATGGACGCGGTGCGCGATTACTGCGTAAACGATTTGCGCGTGACGGCTGCGCTTGCCAAAACGCTAACCGCCCAGCTTGCCCTGCGCGTTGAAATGGGTGCTGATTATGGTGTGGATTTGCGCAGTAAGTCAGACGCGCAGATAGCCGAAGCGGTTTTGAAGTCAAAGATCGAAAGCATTAGCGACAAAACACTGTCACCCTTGAAGCTGAAAGACGACGCAACGGTGCGCTATCACGATCCGCAAATTGTTTCGTTTATTGATCCAGCAATTCAATCAATATTTGAGCGCATTTGTAAACATGATTTTGAATTGTCAGGCAATGGGTCGGTCCTTATGCCGACGTGGCTTGCAGATACGCGCATCAAGATTGGTAAGGGGTCTTATCAGATGGGCATTGGTGGACTGCATAGCACTGAAAAGGCGCAAAGCGTTAGGGCCGGTGACGGCTATTTTCTGTGCGATTTTGACGTTGCGTCATACTATCCTAATATCATTTTGCAGCAGGCAATTGCGCCCGTAAATATGGGCAAAGATTTCTTGACAGTGTACCAAAGCATTGTGGACCAGCGGCTTGTTGCAAAGCGGTCAGGCGATAAGTCAACAGCCGACACGCTCAAAATTGTTGTCAACGGATCGTTTGGAAAACTGGGTTCAAAATATTCGATCTTGTACGCGCCAAACCTTTTGATCCAAACCACAATAACGGGCCAGCTTTGCCTGTTGATGCTGATTGAAGCGTATGAGGCGGCAGGCGCAACGGTTGTCAGCGCCAACACAGATGGCGTTGTTGTACTGGCCCCAAAGGCGCTTGAGGGCGCAATAGAGCAAGCCAATTGGGATTGGATGCTTCGCACGTCATACGAGCTTGAGCGCACTGACTATGCCGCGCTGCATAGCCGCGACGTGAACAACTATATTGCAATCAAGCTGGACGGATCGACCAAAGGCAAAGGTGTTTTTGGCGGCCAAGCGATTAGCAAGAACCCAGACTTTCCGATTGTGTCCGAGGCAATTGCCGCGCACCTTTCAGGTAAAGCTGATTTTCGTGACGTGATCCGCCAATGCGACGACGTGACGAAATTCGTCACTGTGCGCAAGGTGACGGGCGGCGCTGAATGGCGCGGCGAACCATTGGGCAAAGCCGTGCGCTTTTACTATTCAACTGAAACTGAGCAGGGCGAGGCAATAACGTATTTTAAGAACGGGAATAAAGTGCCGAAGTCGGACGGCGCGAGGCCGTTGATGGACCTACCCGCCACGCTGCCCAGCGATATTGATTTAGAGCGTTATGTGGGCATGGCAATGATTGCAATGAAAGGTATGGGTGTTTCGATATGAATGGTAAAGAAGTCAGACCCATAACCCGACAAGATTGCAGGCCATTTATTATTGGTATTCATTACGCAAAGCGGTTTCCAAGTGTTTCTTTTGCGTTTGGATTATTTGACAACGATTATCTAATAGGGGTGGTGACATTTGGAACCCCTGCAAGTGCTACATTGCGGCGCGGCCTATGCGGTCAGGATTATGTGGGGAATGTGCTTGAACTAAATAGAGTGTGCTTAAAGTATAACCGGAAAAATGAAGCGTCTTTCTTGGTATCGCGGGCATTAAAAATGCTGGGAGGTGACAGAATAATCGTTTCATTTTCCGACACAAACCAAGGCCATTTGGGTATCATTTATCAAGCGTGCAACTTTATATATTGTGGGTTGTCAGCGAAAAGAACTGATTGGAAACTAAAGGGTAAAGAGCATTTGCACGGCCAGACGGTAGCCGACGAGTTTAGAGGCGTCAAAAACCGTGCGCAAGCGATGCGAGACAAATATGGCGACGATTTCTACCTTGAGCCGAGATCAAGAAAACACCGATATGTCACAATCAGGGGTTCGCGTGGGTTTGTTACCAAGGCAAAGGCGTCTCTGAAATACAAAGTGCATCCATACCCAAAGGAAATTGCGAATGCTTGAAAAAGACATTGAAAACGCGCTTGTGCGCCGCGTCAAATCACTTGGGGGGACTTGCGAGAAATTCACATCACAGGGCCGCCGCTCTGTCCCTGATCGACTGGTAACAATGCCCAGCGGAACAATCATTTTTGTTGAGCTAAAAGCGCCGGGCAAAAAGCCAACAGAATTGCAAGCCCGTGACCATGAAAGACGCCGCGCAATGGGCTGCGATGTGCGCGTTATCGACAACAAAGGTGAAGCCAATGCTTTCGAGGAATAACTTGCACGCGTATCAGGCGAACGCTGTTGACTACGCAATTGAAAACAAAAGCTGCATGTTGGCTTTGGATATGGGATTAGGCAAATCAGTTTCAACCCTGACAGCCATTGCGGACCTCATAGGGGCGGGGCTTGTGGGCAAGGTTCTTGTGATTGCGCCCCTGCGGGTCTGCAATTCCGTTTGGGCGCAAGAGGCGCGCAAATGGCGGCACACTGAGCATCTGCGCGTGTCTGTTGCGACTGGCCCAGCGAAAGCCCGCACGGCGGCCCTATTCAAGTCGGCAGATGTCTACGTGATAAACAAAGAGAACGTGCCGTGGCTTGTCGAACACTGCGGTAAGAAATGGCCGTTTGACATGGTTGTGATCGACGAAAGTAGCACTTTCAAAAACGCACAAAGTAATCGCTTCAAGGCACTAAAAAAGATGCTGCCCAAAATTGAGCGCATGGTGTTGCTGACAGGTACGCCAAGCCCGAACGGATTACACGACCTGTGGGCGCAGATGTATCTTGTGGACTTTGGCGAACGATTGGGGCGAACACTGACGGGCTTTCGCCAGCGGTTTTTTGATACTGACTACTTCGGCCACAAATACGAACTACGCAAGGGCATGGACGAAAAGATACACGGGATTATCTCAGACAAGGTTTTGCATATGAGCGCCGACGATTATTTGGACCTGCCCAAACGAATTGATATTGTTGCGCAGGTAGATTTAGGCACAAGTCCGTTTACTGCGTACAAAAATTTTGAAAAGAACTCTTTCGCTGAATTTGAGGACGGACAGGAAGTCGAGGCCATCAACGCCGCCGTTCTTGCTGGGAAGTTGATGCAATACGCAAACGGGGCGATGTATACCGACGCAAACGGATCGTGGGTTGAAACCCACGCCGCAAAGCTCGACGCGCTTGCAGATATTGTTGACGACAACACGGGCGAAACAATGCTGATCGCCTACAACTTCAAGAGTGACTTGGCCCGATTGCGAAAGAGGTTCCCGCAGGCTGTTGTGCTGGATAAGGAACAAAGCACAATTGATCGCTGGAACCGTGGCGAAATCCATATGCTGTTGGCGCACCCAGCCAGCGCAGGCCACGGATTAAACCTGCAAAGCGGTGGTGCGCTCTGCGTTTGGTTTGGCATGACATGGAATTTAGAATACTATTTGCAATTCAACGCCCGCTTACATCGGCAGGGGCAGAATCGCCCTGTTCGGATTATTCACCTAATAGGC